AGCCATTATGCCATGAAGAAGCTTTCCGCTTCTGCCTCATCTTTTAAATCCTGTTGAAAGGATGTGTTTAATTTTTGTACTATACTATCAACGTCCCTAACAAATGATTGTTGAATCTGTTGATCGTATTTTTCTAAAGGTTGTGTTAATGATTGTACTATTCTAGCCATTAAATAAAGCCTCCGTATCTATAAAAGTTTATAAGTCCACCATCTGCTTTATGTGGTCCATAGCTTCCTTTACCAGGATTTGTAAATCCACCGCTGTGGCCACGTCCTGATTTATCTGCTCTGTCTCTACGTATAGAAGCTTGTGTAGGTCCACTTGGATCAAAACTACTTGTTGCTTTTGCCGCCGCCGCTGCATCTGCTTTCGCTTTCGCCGCTGCATCTGCTAATTGTTTTTCTTTTATTTTTTTAAAAACATCTGCTTGTTTTTGTTTTCTTTTAAATAATGCTTCTCGTGCCATTAAAGCTTTATATTCTTCGCTGCCAAATTCAGGCATAGTTGCATCTGCTACAGCAGATGTATCAAATAAAAAACTAAGCGGGCCTAAAAATTTTGATGCAACTCCTAAAGCTTTAGGAGCATGATCCATTACACCTAAAGCAAGTTTTCTTGTTAATGGAGTTGCGCCGCCGACATTACTGCCTTTTACAAAGTTTCCTTTTAAACTTTCAAGACCTTGTTTAGCATACCCTCTAAGACTTGTTTTATCTGCTCCTTTATAAGAAGGATTATATCCTTGATAATTTTTACTAAAAGGATTTTCAGTTTGTAAAGCTTGCCCCCAGCTCATATTTCTTGTTTGATTAAGAATGTTGGGATCGTTTAATTGTAAAAAGTTAGCCATTACCTTCTCCCGTCCGCTTGTGTATCTAATCTAAAAGTTCCAAGTTTCCAGTGTTGTCCGGTGCTTGTATTGTCAACCTTTAAAGATATAGCTCGTGCTCTTGCACGTGTATCTATTTTAGTCGTACTTGTTGTAGATGTAAAAGGACCTAATGATGAACTCGTCTGTGAGTCCGTTGGATAATTTTTTAAGTTTAATGTAACTCTTGCATCACCAGTTTGTTGTAAAAAGTCTGGAAGCACTCTTCTAATTTTCATTATGTATTCACCATCTCCTCTAAGATCTGCTCCACCACCCTGTACTGCTGATATATCAAAGTCACCTGATTCAATACTTGCAGCAATAGCGGTAGCTGCTCCTGCTTTAATTTGATTAACTCCTGTTTCGTGTTCATAGTAAACTGTAACACCATCCGTATTACCAACTGTAGTATCACTGGTTGCACTTGAATCATATTCTGTTGCGTGTGGTTTGCCAAATATATGTGAGTCAGACCATGAAGATCTTGCTAATGTGCTCGTAGTCCATACAGGTCTCTCTGGTGTTGAGTCCATATAATTATATGTAACCGATCTATTATTAGATGCAGAACCACTACCTGGATAGAACCAAGTCACTTCACCAAACAGATTATTTAATCCTGCATAAATATGTTGTTTAGGAACTGTATTGATATCATCGTAAACATAGTCTTCAACTAAACATGCTAGTGAATCTAGTTTACCTGTATATCTAAAAAAACCATTCTCTGACATCCAGTAAGCAGAACCATCTACTTCAACGGCTGCATTCTTCCCAATCAATCCACAGTTCGTTCCAACTTGTTGAAATGAAAATACGAAAGGTGCACCAACAAATCTCATAATAAATAATGATGTATCGGTCCAAATATAAATTGCATCCCGACCTCTGATCGCCGCAACGATCCGTGTTCCGTCGGCCAGTCTCTGTGTACCAGCGGTATTGATCGCTGAAGGTGTATACGAAGTTGATGCATTAATTGATTCTTGGTCCGACCATCTTATGTACATGTCGTCCTGTGTCGATGTTGTACCAATGGTTGTTTCTGTTCCAAAGAAAACTAAGTGTCTATCGGGAGTAGATACTAAAGTTTGTATTGCAGCCGTTGGTGCATTAGCAACAATCGTTGCTCGAGTGGACGTTGCTCCCGTTGCATCGGAGTCCCATTCAAAAGTTGCACCATCAAAGATAGTTGCAATTAGTTTATTTCCAAAATTATCCAATGACCATAGACCAGGAGCCGTTACAATGTCTCCCGTTTGCGATGCACCCCATTTAGTGTAGTCCGATGCATCAGTAACCGTTGCTCCATCAGAGTGTGATGCAGCTGTTGTATTATCTGATCCTCTAGTTAGTCCAGATAAAGTATTAGTACCAGTAGTATTCGTTGTATAAGCAATTCGTTCACTATCTATTAAAACTGTTCCTGAAGCAGGCATTGATGCAGAATTATCCAAAACAATACTAGATGAACCTGAAGTTAATGCTCCATCTAAAGTGTCTGTAATTTCTCCAGCAACAGTACCGCCCCATAATCCAAGTCCCCAACCAGCAGCTGATTCTTCTACCGCAGGTCCTATTGAATAAAAATGTTGAACTCTTATTCCACCTGATGTAGACGCTCCTGATCCTGATTCATTCGATCCCATTTCAATGGTAATCGTTGTAGAAGTTGGAACGGTTGCTACCATAAAATTAGTATCGTCAAAATCATCAGAGTCAAAATTAGAATCAGTGATAGTAGAAAAATTATCCAAACGGACAATATCATATTTTGTAATATTATGATCAGATGCAAAAGTGATTGTAACTGTTGCATCGCCATTCGTTGTTGTAAAAGCGCTGGTTAATGTTGTTGTAGCTTTAATCGGAGTAATGTCATAGAACGCTCCTCCAGAATATATATATAAAAATCTATTTGTACCTAATGCAGCGTATTTAATACCACTGGCATTAACAAAATGGTGTAAAGCTGTGTTTCTTCCTGTAAGAGTAGCATCTCCTAGTTGTGCCCAACCTCCTACTTTTTCAGGAGTACCATATCTAAATCTAACATAGTCCCCACCAATCCATTGGCCCTCGCCGCCCGTTGCGGTTACTTGTTTATTGAATCCTGGTTGTATTCTAATTTTTTGTAGCATAATTATCTCGCGTTGGTTGGTACTCCGTTTGAATTTACGAATGGTGATTCTGCAAACGCCATGTAGATAAATGTTTTAGCAGAGTTTGCTCTACCTGTGTTATTTCTCATCTTCACTCCATTAGATAAAAAATCCATATCAACATCTGTAAATTCAACTGCACTGGAGTTTGGTGCCCAACCAGCATCAGTAACATTATGTGGATCTCTTTTATTATCATGAAGAATCCAATCATCTCCTGCATCTTGATAGTTTTTGCAAAGAAAAAAAGCTGGGCGAAACCCGAGGTATATAAATTCACCATCAGCATTTCCATTTCCTGTGTATCCTCCAAACTTGCTGTAGCCTTGTTTTTCACTAAACAAATAATAAACATAAGTTGAATCTGTTCTATTTACAACTGATCCTGTACCTACAGTAAAAACACTTGAAGTTGGAGCAGTATCGTTCCAATGAGTATTTTGGTCAGCAGTTGCATTAGTTTCATTTAAAATTATAGAATCAGTTTCTGGTGCTGATGTAAGCTTATGATGATATACTGTCCAGTCATTTACACTTCCAGTTTTTTCTTTTGAAATCATTACATGAGGAACTGCTGATAGTGAGTGTGATATTGTTTTATTAGTTGCGTTTCCAGTTGCAGTAACTATATCAAAGCCACTTGTTGCAGATTCTTTCCAGCACCAAGCTACAAAAGTATTTCCACTTTGATTGTATTCAAGATTACGAATTCCAGATCCGGTTCCTGTGCCTGCAGTGGTGCTAAATCCATCCGCATCAAAAGCACTTAAATAACCAAATTCACTGGCATCACCACCACCTTCTAGAGCATTTGTATCTGTAATTAACTCTTTGTCAGCACCAGCTCCTCTAACAGAATCAAATATATTGTTATGGTAGACATCATCTCTAATTGTATTCCATACTGCATCTGGCTGAAATCCAACACCAGTAAATGCACGATTAGCAGTATTACTTGCACCTGTCCAAATAATTGTATTAAAATATAAACCTGGATCGTCTATTGTTGTATAAGCTGCCATTTATCCCCCATCACTTCCCAAATTTTTCGTGCATAACGCTAAAAACCCCGACGGCGGCGCGTACTCGAATGCCCCGTATCCATTTGCATCAGCCGCATCTGAAGAATTGGCATAAGATGGATTACCAAAATTTGCTTCCCAAGTAGTAGCTGAACCAGCAGCACCTTCACCACAAGCAAAAAAATAAAATCCAGTAGGATTACTAGCAATAGCAGTTATATCAATTGCAGTTCCAGAAGCTTGAACTGCATTATTTTTGTAAAATTTTAATTCGTTATCGTCAAGATTTAAAGCTATTCCTATAATATCTCCAGTGTCAAAACTATCTCCATAAGATGTTCCTGTTGTTGTATTGGTATTGCTATTAAGATAAGTTCCAGAAGTTTTATACGCCCACTCATATACATTATGAAGAGTATCAACACCCATAGTTTCCCCAATAGCATCTTGACAAGCATTATTTGATATTCCGCAATATCCATGTTCTCCTAAAGATGTTAGCTTAAATTCCATATACCACTTGCCAGCAGCAACACCAATATTTGATCTTGCAAATCCTTTATTACTATTTGTACCTGTGGCTACTTTACAATTTCCTTCAGTGAAAGCATAATCACTTATAGATATAACTCCATCAATACTATTTAATGTTGCGAAATTATTAGTGGGAGAATCTTGGCACTGGTCTGTTGCGGCTAGATTAACTTCTGTTAAATCTGTGCCCCCGTTTTTGTCGTTCCCAAGATTTGCTGAATCTTCATAGTCAAGATAAAAACCATTCGTACCGAACGTGAGTCCGCTGACATCGATGGGCTGCCATATGGTAGGGCTGTCCTCATTGAACTCACCGAATGAAGTTGGTGCTAATTGAGAACCATCTATTAAAACTGTTTCTGCAAGATAACCATTAAAATATTTAGTTGTACCAGATGGTCGTCTAGCAACCTCATGTATTACATCATCACACATTGCTAAATTTTCATTTTGTGCTGGATATGTTGAAAGACTAAAAGTTGTTACTTGTGTGCCATTTACATAAATTTTTGCTCTATTCGTATCTGTGCTTTGAGTTGTATCAATAGCTACGCAGACATGATACCATGCGGAAATATCTCTATAAATAGGAGTAGTTCTTAAAGACATTTCTACATTTCCATCACTATCAGTAGAATAAACATTTATACAATCTGTATTGGCAGCAGTTGCACCTGATCCACTATTAGCAAGAAAATAAATATATGTTTCACAATTTCCAGCATCAGCAGAAATTAAATGTTGATCTACTGCTGTTTGTACTCCTAATAATGATCTTTTAACCCAAGTGGAAAATGTCCATTTTTGTTTATCTCCTTCACCGCCTGGTGTTTTGTGCATATAAGCACTTGAGCCATCAAACCTACATGAGTTGGCCACTGAAAATCCTGTATCTGCTGCTGAATTTGCTCCACCTATAAGAAAAGCCATGTTAAGATCCTAATTCTGGGAACTCTCCTAACGGTCTTTCCATTACAACAGGATCCCCTTCATCTGCTGTATTTACATACGTGTATAAAGTTTCAATCGCTGGAGTATTTGATGCATTGGTAATTGCAGTTTCCATAGAAGCACACTTAGTCCGTACCGCTGCTCTGTAAGTTGTAATAGCTGAAGGTATTGCCGTATTTGCATCTGCTTTTCTAACGATGTACCAATCTGTTTCTGCTAATATATTTGCAGCTTGTTTTTTAACTGCTCTAATTTTAATTGTTTTTAAACCTTCAATTGCAACAGTGTCTGTATCAGCACCAGCTGGAGCAAGTCCAGCATCTATTTGATTTTGTGTCCAAGTAGTATCAGCATGAGCCTTAGCCGTTGCATCACCAAAAGTTGCAGTTACTGTTCCCGCATCTGCGTCATAAGTAAAAGTTTGATCGGTATTAATATAATACACTTCGTCTTTTTTCTTAGCGTTGTTTTGAATAACTTCAAAAATACCTATGGCATTTCTTTGAGCTTCTGTCCATTTAGAGAATATATCTCTTGGATATTGAATACTTCCAATAGTAATACCGCTATTACCCCTTAAGTATTTTGCTATTGATCCGTCTGTTATTAGTGCATACATAATATTAAGCCCTTGTTAAGTTAAGGTTCCTTCCAACTTCTACCCAATGTGAATTATGATATCTAAAGGTAAATAAATCACCCTTGCCCGCAGTTGTTGTAGCCGTCGGGGCTGTTCCCCCTGTAAACTCAAATACGGCATTCCAGGCGATAGTTCTGCTTCCTGTTCCATCTTGAATACAAAGAACAGAAATATACTGTCCTGTTGTAGGATTTGAAGGTGCATCAAAAGTTACATTAGCTGTCAATGTCACTGCTGCAACTGGAGATGCTCTTACATCCCAATCCTGTGTAGCGTCAAACGATAATGTAGCTTCTTCTAAATATACACCACCTGTTATTTTTGTTAAATTATTAGCATCTGCCGTAAATACTTTTGATGCTGCTGTTGTACCTAAGGTTGCAAGATCATTGTAGTCTATTTCTGTTGTAGTTACTCCTGCACCATCTAATTTATTAAGTTCTGCCGCAGTAGTTGTTACCGCAGTACCACCAATCATTAATTTATCTTTAACTATATCTACTAAAGCACCACCTGCTGTTAATAATTTATCAGCAGAAGTATCCCACATTATATAAGCACTTGCTGTATCTCCAAAAAATTTTGTATCGTATCCTTGCCCGTCAACACCTGAAGTAAATGTTGCATCTATTTGAACTGCACCATCAATATCAACAGCATCTAAGTTTGATGTTCCATCAATATCCATGTTGCCAGAAATGTCTAATTCTGTTGCTATAACTTTATCATTAAATGTAGCAGCTCCTGCTTCACTACCATCAAGAGTAAGCATTGTAATATCAGAAGTAGCATCGGTTCCTTTGAATATAATATCAGAATTATTTGCTGTTGCATCAACTGTAATGTTTCCTGAAGATGTAGAAAGAGTAACTGCTGCATCTCCTACTGTAAGATCATCAGATGCCAGTGCACTAGCTCCTGGAATAGCTTCCCATGCAGGAGCTGTTCCTGCGCCAGTAGATGTTAATACTTGTCCGTCAGAACCATAATTAGCACCTCCGACACCTAGCTCTCCTTGAGAGGTAAACCTAAATTTTTCTGTATTTGCTTCTGAATGCCCTGTATAAAATATTAAATCTGTCGCATTAACAGAAGAACTAAATGTAGCT